CTTAATTGTTTCCTCACTAACAGGTTTACCCTGGGCTAATTGTTGTGCCCTAACTTTACCAACTTGTGTAGCACATTTATTGTTAACTGCTTCATTTAATCTAATACCTCTTTCAGCAGCTGCGGATACAGCTTTAGGATAATCAGAATAAGTAGCAAATTCATATTTATTAAAAGTAAAGAAATCTACTTCTATTGCAGGACTATCAACTATAGAGATAGCATAAACACCATCTTCTATTTTATCCTCTTCGAAATCTAATTTTATTATCAATGGGGTACTCATAATCTTCTTCTTTCTTGAATTTTTTGTTGTGCTTCTAAACCACTAGATACATCACCAGCTAATACATATGCTTGGATAGGTTGAGATGGTTGTGATTGAGGAGGTTGGTTTTGGTTTTGACCAGGAGGTAAACTTAATGTAGCAAAAGCACCTGTACCTATACCCGAATCACCACCACCACCTCCTTCACCTCCACCTCCACCACCTCCACCTTTAAGACCAGTTATGGAGGATGCTAATATAGCAGCTATAGAAGCTGCCCCTTTAATTTTAGCTATTCTAGCTTTAGCTACACCTGTTGCTTTAGTAGTTAATTGTAAAGCTTGTAAAGCAGGTACTCTAGCAAATGCTGAAGGGTCACCTGCTAATGCTGCAGCTATGGTTTCATTTTTTCTAGCTGCTATACTTGCAACAGCAGCATCTGTTTCTGCATTTATACCAGCTACTGTAGCTGTAGTACTAACAGCAACCTGGGCAGCTTCAGATAATTTAGAAGCTAAGAATATAGCTTTTTGTACTTTTTCATTATCACCAGCTAAAGAACTAGCTATATCAAATGTACTTCTTATAGCAGATATTTTAGCATCTTGTAAAGCTGCTTCTTCTTCTGCTAATGCTTTTTGTGATTCTAATAACTCAGCATCTAATGCTTTTTGTGCTTCTAGAGTAGCAGCGTTAATCTCAGCTTGTTTAGTTGTTTTTTCAGTTTGTGCTAAATCTTCAGCATCCTTATATCTTTGTCTAATTTCAGCTAAATCAGCTAATAATTGTTCTTCAGCTTGTTTTATTAACTCAGCATTACCATTAGCCCTAGCTACCCTATCATCAAATAACTGTTGTGCTTGTAGTTCTTCTAATTCTTGACCTTTAAACCTAGCTAAATATAATTCATCCTCTAATTCATTTTGAATTTTAACTAAATCTGCTGCTTTTTCTTTTTCAGCTGTTTTTTCAGCATCTCTAAGTACCTTATCAGCTTTAGCATTTTCAGATTTAGTTTCAGCTACTTCATTTCTTTTATCTATCTCCTCATTTGCTATATCAATGTAAGCTTGTTGTTGTTCAATAGCTATTCTAGCATTCTCAAGCTGTAACTCAATATCTTGTTTTGTTTGGTCTGTTCTTTTAGCTAATGCTTCACTTTCTTTTTCATATTGTTCATTGCTTAATTGACCAGCATCAAATCTAGCTTGTAAAGCATTAGCTTCCTTTTGAAATTGTAAATCTAACTGTTGTAGTAAAGGAATTTGTTTTTCAACATTAGCAGTTTGTTGAGTGATAGCTTTATTAGATGCTGCTATTTCAGCATTTAATTCTTTTACAGATTTAGTGCTAACACGTGCTTGGTATTCCCTTAGGTTTTGTTCATTTTTTAATTCAACTTTTAATAGTTGAATATTTCTAATTGTATCAAAATTAGCTTTACCTATTTCCTCCCTTAATTGCCTTTGTGCTTCTTTAGCTTTTTCAGCATTTTTCTTATATAAGAATAAAGCAGTACCTGCAGCTAAAATAGCAGTAGCTAATAAAACATAAGGGTTAGCATTAGCTACAGCATTAAAAGCAGCTTGTGCAGCTTCAGCTAATGTAGTAGCACCAGTAAACTTAATGATACCTTCGGTCATTCGCTTAGCACCATCAGCTAACGCAATAGCACCTACAGCACCCTGTTCTAAATTCTTAACCCATTCATTTTCAACACCAAACAGTGCTAATGAACCGAAAACAACTTCTACAGAACCTCCTAAGGTATCAATAGCACCTTGAAACTTATCTAAGGATTGTTGGGCACCTTCTGTATTTACCCTGATATCTATTTCTGCTTGGGCCGACATTTTATTTATTTATTACAGATAGATTATTATGTTCACTAAGATTAATTTATTATCCACCACTGACCATCCATGGCCATTATAGTAACTGTTTCATAAGCAGCATCAATATTGTAAGTAGTGTTTGCATCAATTCTTTGAACACCATCAATAGTTAATTGAATAATTTTAGTAGCTGATATATTACCATTAGCTTTAAAAACTACTACTCTACCATCAACATCAACAGCATCAGGTAAAGTTAATGTATGAGTACCTGCTGTGCTAAACCAATCTAACATTATAGTATTAGCTGAAGAATCTAAGGTTGAACTACCACCTGCTGAACCTACTACTTTATCAAAACCATGATATTGGGCACCATAATGATATTGGTGACCTGTTATCACACTAATGGTTTCCATAATAGGTCCATTACCATAATTGTTTTTATCAGGAGAACCTAAAATAGTAGAATAATCAGTTGATGATAAGTTGAAATCTTGATAATCGAAATTCCTTAAAATACCAGGCCAACCTAATATAATTTTATTATCACCAATATTATAATCACCATAGTTAACACCCATGATAATATTATTACCACCTGCTTCTCTAAAATCAGCATTGGTGTTATTAGCATAGATACTATCAATGTGGCTGCCTGTAAAGGTACAAGCCTCAATATTCAATAAGGTTAATCTATCATAAGCTGTTGTTGTACTACCTGATAGTGTAGTATTTTTAACACCTATATAATTTGAATCAGTATTACCTGTACTACCACCTGTTGGTCTAAATGAAGCACTAAATGTATTTAAAATAACAGTTCTAGTATTAGTTGTTCTACTATCTAATGCTTGGTTTTGTGCTATAACAGAATAATCAGACCTTGAAATATATGAATTCCAGTTATTTAATAATGTTGAATAAGAAGCAGTAGCATAGAAATTAGGATATGCATAACCTGGAGAATCTGGGTTACCACCAGGTACTACAAAACTAGGATTACCATTAGTTAATATATTGCTAAAATCTGTTTTACCAACACTAACAGCATCATTAGCAGCAAATAAAGTACCATCAGCATTATTATTTACTGTTAATCTTTTGTTACCAATTAAAGCACTATCAGAAATATCTTTTTTAGTTCCTGCATAACTGTTAGCTATAAGAGTACTAGCATTAGATTGTGAACCTGAAAAATTACAATCTGTATTATTGATGTAACTGTTGTTAGCATAAAGAGAATATTTAATATCAGTACTCTCATTACCTAAACTGGTTATGCTATAAGATGTACTACCTATAGATGTATGTGTAGTACCATAATCATTATGTTGGGCTAAGTTCCAATAACCACCACTTACAATTACACCTTGGTTACCTATAATAGTTATTCTACCAAAATCAGGATAAATACCAGCAGCAGCATAACCAGCAAAGTTAACACCCGTGTTACCAATCATAGTGATATTATCCATCTCACTTGATGGGGTAGCATTAACATTATCATTACCAATGAATAAACAGTTCTTAGTATCATAACCTGTTCTACCTATTGATACACCAGTGCTACCTCTTAATGTATTAGCTAAGATAACAGTATCATTCATTGTACCAGCTAACTGGATGTTACTATTCAAAGCAATTAAACCAGATTTGGTAACACCATCACTATTTAAATCACTACTACCTGATGTGTTATCAATAATTAAGCTACCTTGAAAGTTCTTAACACCTGAGTTACTGTTATCACCTATGTAAACTAAATTCTGGTTTGTTCTATCAACATTATTAGTATTACCTACAATAATTAAATTTTGGTTTTCAACGGATAATTCGTTTGAATCTCCAACAACAACTATGTTTCGACCAAATCCATTTAGTGTGTTATTATCACCAACATTAAACGAATTTCCCGAAGGTGTTGAACCATCATTAATTCCATATTGTAAACTGTTAGGAACATTTCTTGTAACAAATTGTTTATCCCATTTTTGTTTAGCTAATACTTTAGAACCACTAACTAAGTAACCTGAGTTTCTAACTAAATCTTTACTTACAACATCAGGTGGTACTGTTCCACCATCTAAATCTCTAATAATAACTTTTGTTGGGTCTGCTAAATCAACATCAAATGTAAATTCAGAACCATTATGAGTATTATCAGGTGCAGGATGACCAGGTACTTGTATATCATCATTTCCATCAACAATATAAATTGGTCTATATTTATCAGATGGGTATAATAATTTAATTAATTGTACCTCTACAGAATCAGGTTTAGTTAAGTTAAAACCCCTAATTTTATCGATTAAATAGGTTTGACCATCGATTAAAATAGTATCATTGATTTTAAATCTTTGTAAATCAGTAGGGTCAAAAACTATATTACAAGTTAATCTTCTAGCAGGATTTCTATAAATATTATTTATATAATCAGCCCAGAATCTGTTAAAACAATCATTATCAGTATAATGGTCATATTGTATAATACTATCAGCACCCCAATAATAATTCATTGAGGAATAATTCAAATCAAACTTAGAAGCAGAGTTCTGTAAAGTAGTTACAGGGGACATCTGATAATAAGTGTTGAGATTAACTGATTCTAAATTATAGGTAGTAGCAAATGTTTTCTTACCATTCTTAAATAATAACCTTGGTTTAAATTTAATTAACGGAGGTCTATTAGGTGTATCAGAACCATATATATGAGGTACAGTTATATTACTAATAGCTGTTATAGCTTGAGTACCTGGAATAGGTTTAACAATAGTTGGTGCGAAGAATGAACCACCTATTTTTTTAGTAGTTTGTTTAGCATAATCACTTTGTGCTTCATAAGTGAAGGAACCAAATGGTTTATTATCTGTTACAATATAATATTTGTTAGCAGCATCTTCATCATTTGCATTTTGGAATGCTAATGTTTTTTCAGCATCAGCAGATGGGTGTGAAATCTCCCATTTAACATTATAATCTACTTTATCCGACCAATCTAATGTTGTACCTAAATCCTTAAAAGTATTCCAAGGTTCTATGTAAATTTTAGTGGGATTATCTCTATCAGACCAAAATACTAAATTGAATTGTTCTTGTAAACCTCTTAAAAAATCAATAGCTTTTAAATTACCAAATTGTAGGGCCATATTAACTGGTCCTTCATTTTTAGCTAAGTTATCAATAGCAAAGAAATTTTCTGTTAAGAATAAGCTAGCTGATGTGTTACCTAAGTTTATTGCTGGTGATACTGGTCTTCTTTCTATTTTTAATTCATAAGCTATACTAGCAGCAGGTGTTATATTATCATACTGAACATATTGATTTGATGTATAAGAACTACCTGAACTAATAACACCATCATATAAAACAACTGATGGGGTACCTGATGTAGCCCTAAATGTTATTTTATAATTATTAGTTCTATTTGGTGTAAAGGTAAATTGAGGTAAAACTCTATAAGTACCATTATATGGAACTGTAAATGTAGCTGAAGAAGCAAAATCTAAATAATTATCAGGGTCATAAACCTCATAATTACCTGAACCGGTCATTATATCTCTAACAGGTATTGTTATTGATTGAAATGTTGCTGTACTTGCAGCAAATGAACCAGTATAAGGACCAGGTGAATAATGGGCAGCATCAGCCCAAGGTGTAGTGATAAAAGGACCAGCATTAGCATCAGGTGTGGTCAACATATATAAATCCTCAAATGATGCTGTTACCTTACCATAAACATCTTCACCAAATGAACTTGTATTGTTAGAGATAAATGTTGATGAATATTCATAATTCAATGAATTGAATATTTTATCAATAACAGCTTTAACTCTAATAGATGGTTTATAAGCAGATAATGGTATAATATTATTTATATTTCCTAAAGCAGCTTGTATAAAATAAGAAGTATCCCAAGTATAATGAGAAACATCTTTAGGATAACCATATAAAACAGTTGGATAAATTATATCACCATTAACCAACAAATTATCCCAAGAACCTGTTACATTAGCAACAGTAAAATTATGAGTATGAGTAGACCAATCTAAATCAGCTAAGGTCATATTTCCCAATAAATCCTTTAATGAAGCAACAGAATCATTAAATGAACAATTGTATCTATGATTACCAAAATTATCAGTTGTTACAGAATCAAAAAATAATCTACCTGTAGCAACAGAAGCACCATCAACTAATACCTGGCAGGGAAATGTTTTCTGAAATGTAAAACCTGCTTCTTCTGAATTAATGTTGAAAGCATAATTAAAGAAATCATTATTAGTTGCTGTATTTGGTAAGGAGAATTTTTGAGAAGCAGCCCCATATACAGTACCTATATCACTTGAATCAATAGATGATATATCTAATTTAATAGATTGAACATCATTATTATCAACATCAAGGTCCCACCAAGTAGAATCAACAGCACCTGGTTTAGCTATTACCTTATTATTGTATACTCTAATTATTATCTCAGCCATTATCTTGGTCTTGGTTGGTTAGCATATTTAAATTGTACTGTATAGGATTTTAATTTTTGAGAACGAGGGTCATTAAATTTAGTATAATCAGCAGAAATTAGATTGATAGGTCTCCATAAATTAGCATCAGTTATTAACCAAACATCATTTGATGTGAATAATCCCTCTAACCAATCAGCCCATTCTTGAGTTAAATATCTTGTTGATACAGTATATATTTGATTATAAGTTGTTTCATATGATTTTAATCCTCTATTTTCTGGATTATATGGGTTAGTTGCTGTACTGGTTATACCATAATTAGTAAATCCTCTTAAATAATTATTATCTGTTCTGCTTATTGTATATTGGTCTCTACCAGTAAAGAAATAATAATCATAAACACCATATTTATTTAACCAAGCTAATTGATATAAAGGATAATCACAAGGTGGGTCTAAAATATCGTATTGTAAATATTGAAAGTGCCAGCTAGAAGTAAAATTAGAACCTAAATCAATTGTAACAGAAACTGTAGATGGGTCCATAGTAAATTCATTTGACCATATTGGGTCACCTACTCCTATATTAATTAATCTATTATTTTTATATGTTGTAAAGAAACTGGATGAATAGGAAGCTAAAGTAGAATTAAATGCTGTTCTAGGGCTATTAGGACCATAATAATCTTGGCTGTTATATAATCTATGTTGATTGATTACCTGACCAGTACTATCAATTTCATTAACATCCATAAAAGCAATATCATTCCTCCATACTGTAGAACCACTAGCCCATTGACCATCAAACATACTGAATATATGGAATCTATCTTTATACAAAGGAATATTGGTATTGGGCATATCACTTAGTTTTTTATCTAAGTTCTCATTCCAAGTAGCTGATGGGTTATAATGGCTTATATAATCAAAATAATAAGTTTGTTCAGTTCTATCTAATGTAGCACCAAATATATAAGTGAATGGGTCTAATGAATGGTTAGGGTCTAATTTAGCAACATTAGTAGCACCACTAATAGCTGTACTAGTTACACCATTATATAAAAATAATGAACCGGTAGGTGAGTTACTATATTCCTCACCGAACGCTACTTTATACCAAGCTAAACTTAAATCAGATGGTTGGAAAACAGAACCATCACCTACCTCAGGTAACTCATAATCTCCAGATACTAATGTTTTAGTTATTTCACCAATATTAAAAACACCAATACCAGCAGGATTAGGTCTTTGTTTTAATCTAACAATTCTAGTACCAGCATCATTTATTATATCACAAACATATGAGAAATTATCTTTGCTGCTACTGTTTGAAGTAACAACATAAAATACATCACTGTTTGCAGCGTTTAATATTTGTAATGGGTAGTTATCTACTGATATGGCCATCTTATTTCTTTTTACCTAAGTTTATTGTAAATTTTTTATTATTTACATTATTATCAAAATATACTTGTGCATTCAACTCAATATCATCAGCTATTGCTTCAGCAAAATATTCAGCAAATCTTTGTTCTAATTCAGATATTGTTGGTTGTATAAATGGTTGTGGTCTGTATCCTCTTTTCTCAATTGTTTTAGCTATTGCAAAAGCAACCTGTTCATCTGTTTTATTACCTGCACTAATACCCTTAGCATTAATCCATTCAACAATAGGTCTAATAGGAGGAAAACCACCTGACCTTCTACCCCCATCAACTATTTCACCATACTTAAGGAATTTAACAACACCTTCATTTTCATCATATATAAATGAATTAGCTAAATTTCCTGTTGCTGATATACCTTTACTATTAACTGCTTCTCTTAATTTTTGGGCTAGTTGCCTACCCATCAAATCAAAAGTTAAATCATAATTAGGTGTTCTTTCTAAATTAGGTCTTTTAATCATGATTCTGTTCTGTTACAAGAGGTAAATCCTTGAGGTGTTGTTTCTACTGTTACACTAAATACCCAACCAGCTACTCTATCCTGGAATGCTTCAAATAATGGGGCTATGTTGTTTGTTGTAACCTTAATTAAATTCTCATAAGTACCATCATAAAAATCAGATAATATATCATAACCAATTTGTTCTGTGTTACTCATAACATCAACTAAATCAGTATCTGTTTGTAATGGTACATCCATAATGTACATTTCAAAATTTAATCTTCTAGGTTGGGCCATACTAGCATCACTAATTGTTATACCAGGTGATGTTAATGGTCTAAAGAAAACATATGGGTAAACAGCATTCTGCCAGTTTGCATCAAGCATATCAATAGAACCAAAATCAACAGTATTAACAGATGTTAATGTTGAAGCTGCTGATTTTAAATTATTAACTATGGTTGTAAAGGATATCATAATATTCTGGTTCTTTTATTTTGGGCTAATCTCTTTTCTTCTTCTTTAAACAATTCTTGTTTGAGTGATAGATAATTCAATACAAAAATAAAATTTAAATCTGTTATTGCTTTATCACCTGTTATAGATAGGATATTGGTCTCACTAAGATTGTATAATGTTAAGAACCAACCGTAGTGGTCTGATAGAGTTGTTGTATTAGATTCTGGTTCCCCTCTATCACTATGTTCTTCTCTTCTTGTGTTTGTAGCAAAGATGTTTGAATAGTTTCGGAGTGTTTGACCGCGAATACTAAAAAAAAACTCAACATACCCTTTGCTATTTCTAATGGTAGTTCTTTAAATAATTCAGCCCTCTCAGCTACTGTATCAGCATTATATGGTTCAACCTCATAAACATCAAATGGTGATGTTGTATTATCCTTAGTTAATACCTTTATATTATAATGAGTTCTCCAAATCCAACTCTTATAATTATGTTTTGTTATTGGTCTATAAACAGTTGCTGTTAATAGATGAAGGTTATTCTGCCAATCCTTAGATAGGGCATCCATATCAATCCATTCACCTAATATCATTTTAGATATTGGGTTAAAACCATAGGTTATTCCTTTATGTTCGAATACTGGCCAGAACTTAGGTACACTGTTATCTAACAGATTCTTCACAAAATCAGTTAGAGTATCAATATCATCCTTGCTTAATTTTTTAATTTCATCTTCTTCTAATCCAGTGATAACATTTATCACCTTAACTAAATCAGATGCATTAGTTATTTTTTCAAAATCTTTTAATTTGAGATAATGGTCAACAGTGAGGTATTTTGGATAATTCATGTATTTTATGTTTAATTGTATATTGTATTGATTTAATAATGATAGTTGATATTTAAACGGATTCTACGCATATTTACCAATGTAAATAGGTTTTTTCATATGTAGTTTTCTTCTAGCTTCATTTGCTAGCATAGTTGCAATAACAATATCATCGTGGGTTCCGTTAGGTGCACCAAATTGCAACCTGCCAGTACCAAGTTGTTTGTAAGTAAAAGCTGCAAATTCATCATAAAACTCAGGCATTAATTGTTTGGATGGAAATTCAAATGTTTGTTCTTGTATACCTAATATTAGTTGCTGGATACCTTGTTGTTTAGATTCATTGGTCATAACAAATGGTTTAACATTAGCTACTTTATTTTTCATTAGTTGGAACATAGCTTCACCAATCCCATTTGTTTCAATATAAATATTTCTGCACCTATAGGGTTGTAGTGTTTGTTCAAATCTGCTAACAATTGATTCAAGAGGTAGTCCATTGATTCTACTAACATTAGCTGTTCTTCCACTTTCATCGAGTATAACGAGGACCGAATAATCGGAATTAAACCCTGTATCAATCCCTGCATAATAAGAAATTGAGGGTCGTGCCAATTGGTATTCATTTATTATACATACATTATCAAGGTTAGTAAATACATCATTACCATCATCAGTAAATTCAGCTAAGAATTCCTGTGCAAATACTGATGCGGGCATACTTTTTTTACACTCAACAATGAAACTAGCATCAGCAAAGGGATTATCTTCACTAATACCTTTAAATGAAACAAAATCAGTATCACCGTTTGTTCCTTTTAAAAACCAATTATAAAACCAATTTTTACCTTTAGGTGTTGATATTAGTAAACATTTTTTACCAATAGCAGTTAATGTAGGTAAGATAGCTTGTTCAAAAGCAGATTGTTGAATGAAAGCAGCTTCATCAACAACCATATAATTAAAACTAAAACCTCTAATAGAATCAGGTGAATCAGCAGATAGGAATTGTAGTGAGGAACCATTAACAAATTCTATTATTAAATCCGCTTTATTTGATGATTTAATAACTGGTCCTGTTATTTCAGCCAACTCATCGAATACCTTCTTACATTGCTTATATATCGGGGATATCCAGCATCCCTTACTTTTATTATTATTTAATAACCAATACAACATAGCATTCATTGCTAACAATGATTTACCATATTGTCTACCAGTAGAAACAATTCCCCATTTATGATTTGTTTTTACAAAACCATCTATTACTTTAGCTTGTCCATAATGGGGATTGAATCCTTCTACTTTCATAAATTATATTTAGTTGTTGTTGGTATTGGGGAACCGAAATCAAATTTTATTTCACCTGAATGTTTTATTTCCTGTCTATCAATTTCTCCTCCCTTTATTTTATTCTGGTATTTAGTTATTTCGAATCTTAATCTTGCATCATTAGTTTCCATCTTTTGGCCCTCTAATTCGTTTAAGGTTCGTTCAACAGTATCATAAATGTTTGCTTTGAATTTTTCTCTTAATACCTCCCAACATCTATTCCATTGTTCATTTGCAGCTGCGTGAGAAAGCCCAGTTTTCTCTATGTACCATTGTTTAAATTGCCCCCATCCAAAGTGATTGGACATTATTGCTTCGCAACATTCTTCTAATGTTAGGTATTTTTCTACTTCTAAATCTCTACCTGTTGGTGCTTTAGTTCTAGCCATTATAATCATCTATTAATAATTCAAAAGAATATAGGTTAATTGTTATTTCTTTATGATTGTATTCCCAACCTGCTTCCTTAAATAGTTTTTCTATTTTAATGTTTTTAGTTGTTGGGCTATTCATATAGTATATGTTGCTGTTTGGTCTGTAGAATGCTTTAATAAATTTTTTAAATTTAAAAGACCATAACCTACCTAAACTGGTTATTGCATAATTGCTGAATGGTGGGTTACAATAATATACCATTTCATCTGGTTTGATACTCATAGATAATAATTCCTCACCATCACTATTATAGAATGGGAGTACCTGTGTTATATTACAGGATTCTTCGATGTATTTCCAGATTTTCTCCATATCCTCATCTACATACATTACAGATGATATTGCTTCGATTCTGTTTTTATTACCACGTGCTTTACCTTTCATAATAATCCGTTTTCTAATAAATATATTTCCTCTATTTTAGGGTAAGCAGCTTCCATCATTGCTTTTACACTACTCATAACTTGGTTTACTTCGCAGTTGCATTTCATTTTTCTTAATGTTTCACTGTATGTGAGTAAGCGTTCTGCTTCTAACCATTGCCCTTGATTATAGTTGGTCCAACCATTGTAGTTAGGGCTGTTTTTAAATTCATATAAGAATTTAATTTCTGATGGGGTCCAAGGTGTTTCTATTTCCATGAGTATTCTGATTTATTAAATTTATGTTTTGCTGGGTTATATGGTTCTACATTGTGTTTTTTTAGTAGATAATGTTGCAGTTCTTTATAGGTGATATCACATTCAAATAATTCACATATTTGGTTTCGCTTTATAAATTTACCTTTATTCCATATCAAAACTACTTTACAATCAGCTAATTTTATGTTTTCATCTGATGGTGAGTGTTCTACCCATATAACATAAGATGGTACACCAGCTGCTTCTAATGCTTTGCTAATGTTTACATAAGTGATTGTTTGACCCATAACAGGTTCTTTACCTGCTTCCTTAGCATCAACTATAATGTTTATTTCGTTTCTTAAATTAAATACCATATCAAAATCTGTGGGATAAGTGTTATAACCATGTTCTAATCCCTCAAATATAACTTTTCTATTTAACTTATCCAAATTATATATTTCAGCCTTTTTCACTCCAGTACCATTCCATTTTGTTAATACTAAAGTGAATTGCATACGCTAATACTGCGGAAATAGCAGCTACCTTTATATCATGCGTATAAATGAGTGTTCCCCAGAAGGTAGTGCATTTACTACAATAAAAAACATATTTAAATGGAAATTCTTTATTGAATGCTTTCTTCCAATGTTCAAAGAATGTATCTTTGATTATTTGTATTGGTACAAACCACTTTGCAAACATAAATCCTAATGATGCAAAGGCTATCATATCTAAGATATTATAATACATTTTGTTTTATTTTGTTTATTAGAGTTTTAATTTTGTTTGTTATTAAGTAGGTGGGCATATCATGCTTATCACCCATTTGCTTATAGGTCATATTTTCAACAAACCTATCTACTATTAGTTGTTTTTCAAATTTAGTACAATGTTTATTTATTGTACTCATTATTAACCTTAATTCGTTTGTGCTTTGATTATCTGTATCCTCTACCTCTAACTGTTCTAAATCTGAGTTATCTTTTACTTTTAGTACTTGATTTTCTCTGTATGTTAGATGGAAATTAGATGTGCTACTGAAATATTGCGTTTTAGCTATTTGATAGATATATTCTTTTATTCTATCATCTTTTTTTATTTTGTTCTGTTTTATACTGGGCATTGATAAAAAATCAGCTATACTATCATGCACCAAATCAGTAGCAATAACCTTATCTTTTGTTATTGTTGTTATCATGAGTATTAACTCAGGATAAACTAATTCTATTTGTTTATGTATTGCCATTTGTTATAAATATACACAGAATAAAGAAGGTTACCCTTTCGAGTAACCTCCCTTACAACATGGCAATTAAACAGAGATTTATATTCTATTTCGTTTGATAAATATAGACCAAAGGACACCAATTACAGAGGTTAATATACCTACTGATTCTAACATTAGTTCCTCTGATATCATTCCTTTTGCTACTAATAAACCACCAGCAAAGGTTAATATGTGTCTAATAACACCGTAAGTTTGTTCTTTCATTTTTTTAAGTTTTAAATTGGTTCTGGATTACTACCTAAGGGATTTTCATTCCATTCATCCCAATTATTATAGATAAATTGTATTATTTCCTCATTAGTATAATAAGGAAAATCAGGGTTTTCTGGGAGATTTCTGTAAGTTATTATAGCCCATTCCCCACTAATGGAGAATCGAGTATCTTCTATACCCGCTTGATATAAATCATTATAATCTATATTTAATAAATAAGGAGAGGCTATTATTCTATAATATCTATTTTCCATATTTCGCTTTACTTGCACTATAATTAGTTAATACTTCAGCTGCTGTTAGTTCTCTATCATATCTTCTAACTTCACCAACAAACATTCTTTGTAACTCAGTAGCACCATTCCAGCTACCCATTATATATAAAGCTGAGGTATCTGTAGGTGCATAGTTACCAGTTGTATCTACACCTACTTGAACACCATCTTTATAGATTCTTAATCTATCATTAGTAGCATCTAAGTTGGCCATTGTTACAACATAATGATGCCAGGTATTTGTAGCAAAAGTTCCACCCAAATTACCCCCAGCTATAACATTAGGTGCATAAGCCCAATGAGTTCCTGTAGTATCTGATGTTCTTGTTCTTGAACCTTGGTTATAAACAGCACTATATAAAGCACCATCAGTTATATAACTACCACTACTTCTAAACCAGAATTCATTAGTAAAATTAAGCATAGTACTAATTTTCATTGGGTCACTGTTAGAAGCTGTAAGAGGACCTGTTACATCATTTCGGGACATTAAATGGTCACCCCCAGCACCATCAACATAATAAACAGTTTGGTTTACACCACCACTATTAAATGTTGTAAAGGTAGCACCACTAAATAAGAAGAAACTACGAGTAACAATTGGATTACTTGCTGTATATAGGTTAGTTAAATCTAAAGAACAACTATAAGTTATACCACCTATAACTTTAGTAGTTCTACTACCACTATTTGTTGGGTCCCAATAAGCTACTAAACCACCTGTAACAAAAGATGCTGTAGCTGGTGGTGGTGCTGGTGTAGATGAAGATACAACACCATTATATGTGCTTACTAATGTATAGGATATCCCATTTAAAAGAGATATATTACCTGCTGTTACACCATTTATTGTAGCTATGGACATTATGTTCTTGTTATATAAGAGAAATCGGGGTTAAAGTACATTGTATTGTCTGTTGGGCTAATAACATAACCTATTATTCTAACAACGTGACCAGTTGTAGATGGTGCTGTACCTGTTACACTACCTGAT